AGTTTGCATTTCACTTAGCACAACGTTCATCTTAGCCATACCGACATCAGATGTTAATGATAACATTGCGTTTAATCCACGAACATTACCAAACAATTTAGCCATTACATCAGCACTGCCACCTGTTTTATTCCTTAAATCTTCTAAGAAACCCATGAACCCTTTTGATTCTAATGCTGCTGTGTTAAACTCTAATCCTAATCGTTCTGCCTCTGTTGCTGCTTCTGCTGATGGTTTAATGATATTAGTTAGTGCTGTTCTAACGCCCGTAACTGCAACTCCTGTTTCTAAGCCGTTTGCTGTTAATGTTGCCATTGATGCCAATAAATCTTCAACGCTTACATTTGCAACACTAGCTATTGGAGCAACATTACCTATAGTCTGTGCTAATTCACCAAATGTAGTTTTACCAAGTTTTTGTGTAACAAAGAATAAATCCGCCAGTCTTTTACTGTCACTTGTTGCCATGCCGTATGAGTTCAATACACTCGTTAATCCGTCAACTGCTGTTGCTGTATCTGTAAATCCACCTCTGGCTGCTTTAACTGATATTGTAACTAAGTCCATTACCGTTGCTGCGTCTGCACCTGCTGATATAGCTTGATACAATGCTTCGTTTATTTCTGTTCCTGCCACGCCTGTAGCTTTTGATAATGCCAATACTTCTGTTTCTAAAGATTGTAAACTCTTAACACCTGTGTCGGCTATAGTACCAACTTTAGCCATAGATGTTTCAAAGTCCATACCAAATTTTAATGATGCTACTCCAACTGCAATTAAAGGTAAAGTTAACCCTTTTGTTAAGGTCTTTCCAGCGGTTTGCATTTGATAACCTGCTCTACGCAAGTTACTAGCCATTTTTTTAAAGCCTACATCTGCACCTTGTAAATTGGTGGAAACATTAACTCTTAAACTTCTTATTAAACTACTCATTTATAATCACTTAACCTTTGTCGCTTAAACTTTCTAGTGTTTTATCCACACCTTTAATCATTGTTCCTAATACTGTATCTGCACTCTCATCAGCTCCTGGTCTTAAATAGGGCTGTGGTGCTATCCATTTGTTTGTTCTTTTACCAAAGTATATTAATTGATGTCCAAATTCAACTGGTGCAGCATAATCTCTTACATCATCATGCCAAGTTAACCAATTTCTAATGAGTAGGTTTTTCGGTTTAGGTCTTTTAAGATATAAACTTCTTTTCAAGTTTCCTAATCTTACAGGCACTTTTGTTTTAACTTTAGTTAATAATTGATCTCCACCTTTATCAACATACGGTATCATCTTTTGTTCTGCTTCTTTACCGTACTTATTCAAATCTTTTATAAATTCTTCAAGTCCTTCAATCCATACAACATTATCATTAGCCATTATGTTATTATTTCCTCTCCACCAAACGCTGCATTTAACATTTTGCACACCGCCATCATTTCATCAGGTGTTTGTTTTTTATGTTCGTGTGTTTCGGTTTCTTTCATTAGTACACTATCTAATGCAGGCAGTCGTTTTTGTCTTTCAAACATTGCGACATGCCATGCAGTAAACACTAATTTATTGCGTTCCCTTATAGTTTCTTTGTTATATTCTTCTAATATAACCATAAATTCTGAATACGCTAACTCCCAGAAATCATCAGGTTTCATTTTCAATGCACCAACCGCAAGCCTATATTCATCGTCAAATGTTAAAAATTCAACTGGTTTTATTTCACTGTTGGTGTTGGAGCGTTTTTTGAGCCATCATCCGTTGATAGTATTAACATTTCTGTTACTTTTTCTATAATATATACTAAACCTGCATCACAGTTATCTATAATGTCAAGTGTTTTATCTAGTGTTAATTCTTTATCTTCGTGCTTTAACATACACCAAAGCATTGCTGATATGTTTTCTAAAGATTTTTCATCCGTCATTTCTAATATTTTATTGCCAGTTATCTTTTCATATTCAATCATGGCTTTCATACCAAACTTCATTTCTCTCTGTTTATCTAATTTTATTGTTGTAAATGCTATCATTTATTTTCTCTCCTTATTTCTTTTTTTATCAGTACATAGCCTTATCCATTGTAAATTAATATGTAATTTATTGTTTAGAAATATTATAATTTCTCTTTTTATACACTTTGTTCTAGGACAGATATTACTACACGCCATATTCTCTCTGTCATACTTTTTATATTTAAATTCAATTTTATGATACTCTGGAACTTTAATGTCAAAAGCACCGAATACACGATAAGTAACATTGCCACCCTTTAAGTAAACATTCATCTTTCTCTCCTTTATTTAGGAGGGCGGTGGTTAAACCGCCCATCTGTTGTTATGATGCTGCTCTTGCTACGTCTATGTAAATAGTCTTTGGTGCTTTGCTTGTTTCTGTTACCACTACCGTTATGCGTGTGGTTGTTCCTGCTGAGTCTAGTGTTATAGCACTCGATGCCACGCCTGTTCCAACGGTGTTGCCGTCTACTGTGATAACTCCTGCTGCTGCTGTTGGCGTTACAGTTAGACTTGTTACACCAGTTAATACGGTTGCTATGAAAGGATAAACACCATTGTCATTAGCTGCTGCTGGTACAATGACTGCACTCTCGCTCATAGAGAAGAATGGTGTAGTTAATCCTGCTGATGTAGCTACTGCGAACGTTGGTTTGCCTGTCGGTTTAATCGTTGCTGTGAATGGAATCGCTCCGTCTATTCCTGCATCACCAATTTTTATGTTGGTAATATATCCAGATAACGTCCATGTTGCTCCTGTTGCTGCTGGGAATGTTATAATACCAGTTTTCAATGACCTTGCATTGAAGTCTGTAATCATTGCGTGTTGACCTGTGGTGTCTGTATAATCGAATAGTCCTTCGATTGCTACATCTCCTGCTGTTAACATTCCTGGTATTGTTTCCGTGTATGTGTCCGATGATTGGTGTGTACTCACGTCAATCATTGCTGCTGACAACTCTATACCATTGATATTAGTTAGTTCTGCAACTACCACCGTATCCCATGTAAAGGTTGTTCCAAATGCATGCTTAGCCATATTTTAAGCTCCTTCTTGATAATTGACCTCAAATTCAAGGTCTGTCATATGTTTTTCGACTGTTCCGTCCTCGTTTTTATATATACCTTTGTTTATATAATTTAGTCTTATATAATCAACCACTATACCACTTAATGTACCGTTATAATCTGATAGTGCTGTTTTCAACTGTATTTCTATTGTTTTGCACTCGGCTTTAGTATCAGCATAAATAGTATATTGGATCATGGGGTTTGTTAAGGCTAATTGCCCTGTTAATGTATGATTTTTTCTGTCACTAACATCGTTCCATACAATAGCTGGAAATTTGCCCCTAGCAAGCATTAAATCAGGATGTATTCTTCTGTCAACTAATGCCGTTATCCCTGTTTGTGCAAGCAAGTAAGTTGTTAATGCTTGTTCGATGTCCATTAGATCACTTCCTTAACCGATATTCTTAATTCTGTATGCTTATCCTTTACATCATTTATAGGCGGTAATATCTCAAAATCTCTATTAGCATATCTTATCATCATCTCTGCGTTAACGTCTGCCCTGTATCTCATTTTAAATACCGCTGTAGTTGCTGCATTTTTCTTTTGTGCTGCGTAAAATTCATGTCCACCGTCCGTAGTCATTCCAGCCCACACGCTAAATGCATCAGCCCATGTTACAATAGGTTCATTTAAAGTATTATATGCTATGCTTTTACGTCTAAATGTTATCACCCTGTTTAATAGTCCTGCTCTCATTAGAGCCACCTCACTTTATATAGTGCTAGTAAGCTATCTACTGCATACTCCACTTTTTTTGTCATATTTATTGCCCCTGTCATTACTGCTTCCCTGTTTTCATAGTAGTGACCTATTATCAAAAGCATTGCTTGTTTTATACTCTTAGGTATCATGTCAGAACTATAATATCCTGCTATATACGTTGTCTTTATTGGGTTAACAGGATATGGCGTAAAAGTAGGCCATGTTTTACTATAAGGTAATACTATTTTACCAATATTGCTTGTGTCATCTACTATATAATCCGTGTTAGCTGTTAGTGTTGTTTCATCTCCATCACTATCAGTATATATTACAGAAGTCACACTTTGTGCCGGTGGTCTTGCTAGTTCATAGTCATTTTCACAAGGGAAACTATCCATGTACTGAACTATGGTTTGTGTTGCTAAAGCTCTGCTTGTTATGTTTTCACAATATTCTCTTGCCACCGTTATCAATGCTGTTAATAAATCGTCCTCTGCTACCTCACCAACCGTTGTTACTACGTCAGCACTGAAATTGCAAGTATCAACTGCAACTGTAGCAATTACCCTTATATACTGTTTATATCCTGTGTATTCAATTTCTTGAATAGCGTTGTCATTAGTTTCTGTAACAACCGTGAAAGCTCCACCTGTAAAATCTTGATAAGTTACATCATCATCACTCTCTTGTATCTTAGCCGTCACAGATGCCCCTGAACCGTTTGTACCGCTGTTTAAGTTAACTATTGCCTTGACACCTAGAACGTCCACAGACGAGCCTACAAGCCCATAGGAAGCTACAACGTCTTGGTCGGCAGGTGTAATTGTCTGATATGTAGTTGTATCATCTGCTAACGTACCAGAAGTAAGTCTTAAATGTTCTTTAACCTCTGCCAATGATAATGGCTCGGTTGTTACCGCTGTTGTTACTCTGTAATCGTACACTTCCTCACCTCTTTATTCATATACTATTAGCACATCAGCATCAGAATCCGCTATTTCTAATGTCAGTCCGTCACTAAATGGTAATCCGTAAAAATCTATGTTATATGGTTCAGTTTTTGCTGCTTGATTGCCACTATTCCATTTTCGTATTGCACTATATATCACCTACAATGTATTATAAATTACTGTTAATCCATAAGTCGCATTCGAACCATTTGCATATGCAAATTCTATTTTGTCACCTTTTTCAAATATCTGTGGATAAGTCGGCTGATATACATAATCGCTTAACAGTGTCATGTCTTGTGCTAACAAAACCACATCATATGTTGCCCCTTCGATTGCATCTACTGTAGCTGAAAATGTTACTACTCCTGTTGCTCCACCTGCTGCATCTAAATGCAATCGCACTTCTAATAGTTGAAATGGGCGTGTAGGACTTAATGCAAGTGTTGATGCTATTGCTCCTGTTGTTCCTGTTGCTTTGTGTACCATTACACTCATTTAATCACTCCTTTGTAAAAAGGCGGTTTTTACACCGCCA